AGTAGAATACGAAACTGAAAAAGTTAATTATATTATACCTTCCTCACCTCACACATATAGTCCAGATTTTAAATTACCTAATGATATTAGAGTAGAAACGAAAGGTAGATTTGTCTTAGCTGATAGGAAGAAACATTTATTGGTTAAAGAGCAAAATCCTACATTAGATATTCGTTTTGTGTTTACCAATTCAAAGAACAAAATCAACAAAAAGTCCAAAACAACTTACTCCGATTGGTGTGATAAGCATGGCTTTAAGTATGCCGACAAGGTAATACCAGATGAATGGTTCTCAGAATAATTTGGTAAATTGCACTATTTTCCGTATATTTGATATATGGAGATAATACAACTTTTTGATAAATACATAGGACCAAGCAAACCTCTAAAGAAAAATGAGTATGCATATCATTGTCCTTTCTGTCATCACGCTAAACCAAAATTACAAATAAACGATAAAACTTTTAAGTTTCATTGTTGGACTTGCAACGCAGGTGGTAATCTTATGTACTTAGGTAAGAGAATTGGGATAAGTGATTTAGACCTAAGTGATTTGATTGGTAGATGTGGTATGAGTGAAGAAGTTAGAAAAAAACTTAAAGATGATTGGGGTGGTTCTATTAAAGAATTATTAGATAAAATTACAGCAGAAATTGCAGAAGATGATGATGAGAACACCTCACAATTATTTTTACCATCTGAATTTAAATCAGCATTATCACTATCAAATAGTATTACAAATCCATTAGAAAGAAATGCAATATCATATCTTAAACAAAGAGGTATTACCAAAAAACATATCATTAAATATAACATAGGATTTTGTCCAAAAGGATTATATGGGGGTAGAATTATAGTTCCTTCATATGATAGTAAAAATCAATTAAATTATTTTATAGCAAGAAGTATCTTTCCTGAAGAGAAACAAAAATATAAAAATCCACCAGTGTCTAAAGATGTTATAGTATTTTCTAATCAAATTGACTGGAAACAACCTATTACTTTATGTGAAGGTGTATTCGATGCAATTGCTCTTAAAAGAAATGCTATACCATTATTAGGTAAATTTGTACAAAAAACACTAATGAATGCAATTAAAACTAGTAATACGGATGTCTATATTTGTTTAGATTCTGATGCACAAGAGGATGCAATGGTATTATATAACAAAATAAAACCATATGTAAAGTCTGTGAGGAACATTAAGTTAGATGGTAAGGATGCCGGTGAAAATAACTTCCAAAATATTTTGAAATATCAGAAAAATTCCGTAACTTTAAGTTGGGAAACAGTATTAAGAGAAAAACTATTGACAATGAGTAGTTCAGTATTAAAATAGAATATATCAAATAAAATATAAATGAATAAATTAAAAAAGATTTATCACATTGCAGACATTCACATTAGAAATCTAAAAAGACACCAGGAATATAGAGAGGTATTTGATAGATTATTCAATGATATAAAAAGTAAGGGAGTTGATGATTCCCTTATTTATTTAGCAGGAGATTTAGCACACGCAAAATTAGAAATGTCACCAGAGCTTCTTAATGAAATTAATTATTTTCTTAAGAAGTGTTGTGAATTATGTCCTACCATATTGATAGCTGGAAACCACGATTGTAATTTAAACAACGCTGGTAGATTAGATGTATTAACTCCAATTGTAGAAGCATTAGATTTACCTAATTTAACTTATTTAAGAAATACTCAAAGTTATACATATGGGGGTGTAAGATTTGATATGTTCAGTATATTTGATGATAAAGAAAATTGGAAGTTCGAACCATTAACATCAGATACAACTAATATTGCATTATTTCACGGACCAATTTTAGATGCTACTACGGATGTAGGTTATCATATTTCTTCTAGACATTTTACAACTGAAATGTTTGATGGTTATCAGTTAGCATTGTTAGGTGATATTCATAAAAGACAAACTATGATTTCACCTAAAGGTTGTAAAGTAGTTTATCCTGGTTCGTTAATACAACAGAATCATGGTGAAGCATTAGACAAACACGGATATGCTATTTGGAATATGGATGATTTATCGGTTGAATATGTAGATGTTCAGAATGATTATGGTTATTATACTTTACACGTTGAGAATGGTATAGTGCCTGATGTAACCGATATGCCATTGAAACCTCGTCTTAGAGTATTTGTATCTAAAACAGATGCATCAGATATTAAGAGAGTTACTACGGAGATTAAAAAGAAATATAAAGTAGATGAATTTACTATTACTCGTACCGATACTTTAGCCCGTTTAAGAACTGGAACTAAAGATGGTAAATTAAATGTGGGTAATGTAAATGACCCTCAATATCAAGCTGGTCTTATTAAAGATTACTTAGGTAGAAACTATATGTTGGATAATGAAACATTAGGTAAGATTGAGGATTTGAACAATAAACTAAACAAAAGATTAAATGATGATGATTTAGTTAAGAATATAGCTTGGAAACCAATTAAGTTTGAGTTCAATAATATGTTCAGTTATGGTGAGGATAATATTGTTAACTTTGAAAATATGAAAGGGTTAATGGGTGTGTTCGCTCCAAATGCAAGTGGTAAATCATCTTTATTTGATGCATTATCATTTTGTATATTTGATAAGAGTAGTAGAGCATTCAAAGCAGCTAACATTCTAAACAATCGTAAAACATCATTTAGTTGTAAGTTAGAATTTGATATTAATGAAGAAAGATTTTTTATCGAAAGAACTGCTAAGACAAGTAAGAAAGGTGATTCGGTTAAATGTGATGTAAACTTTTGGAAAATAGAAGGTGATGAAATAGTAAACCTAAATGGTGATGAACGTAGAGGAACGGATAAAGTAATTGAATCTTATTTAGGAAAATATGAAGATTTCGTTTTGACTGCATTATCTTTACAAGGAAACAATTCTTTATTCATTGATAAATCACAATCGGAAAGAAAAGATTTATTAGCTCAGTTTATGGGTATTAATGTATTCGATAAGTTATATGATTTAGCAAGTGAAGATATTAAAGAAGTTCAAGTATTATTAAGAAACTTTAAAAGAACTGATTTTACATCTGAATTAGCAAATGCAGAAAGTAAATTAGAATTATTAAAAGATGATTACGAAGAATTTGAAATTGAGAAAGAAGGTTACGAAGATAGACAAGATGAATTGAACGAATATATAACTAATTTATCAGCTCAATTAGTTCCTATTGATGGTAATTTAGATATTGATAAACTACAAACTAAACAATCAACTTTACAATCGCAAACAACAGGTTCTAATACAACTATCGAAACCAAATCTGCAAGTATTGGTAAGATAACCGATGTAATGGTGGATTTAACAAATGCTATTAAAAGTAAAGAACAATTTAATGGTATTGATATAGAAATTGTATATTCTAATTATCAACAAAACCAAAAAGATTTAATTGAAGCTACAAAAATTTATGATATTGCAAAAGGTCATTTATCTGCAGCAGAAGAAAAGATTTCACATTTGGATAAACATGAATATGACCCTAATTGTAAATTTTGTTTGGATAATGTATTTGTTAAAAATGCGATGGATGCAAAAAATACATTACCTGAATTAAAAGAAGCAGTTAAACAAGCAACAATTAATGCTACAAGTATTCAACAAACTTTAGATTTGTTTGAAGGGATAGAAGAACAATATTTACAATTTACTGATTATAAAGCTAAATTAGAAAAGGGTAAAGCACTTCATAAAACTACATACTTAGAATTGAGTGGATTAATTACTCAAAAAGAATTATATGAAGCACAATTAGCAGCGGTAGAATTAGATATAGAAAAATATCACGCTAATGAAACTACGATTCAAAACAATGATTCTTTAGAAGAACAAATTGATATTAAGAAGCAAGAATTAGCGGGAGTTAGTAAAGACCTAAGAGAAATAGCGTCTAGATTATTAGAAATGAATGGACAAATAGTTCAAACACAAAGTTATATAACATCAGTTACCGATAAGATGACTGAAGCAAAAGGATTAGAGGAACAATTTCAAATCTATGAATATTACTTAGATGCGGTTAAGCGAGATGGTGTATCATACGAATTGATTGCAAAGGCTCTACCTGTGATAGAAGGTGAGGTTAACAACATCTTACAACAGATTGTAGAGTTTGGTATCGTCTTTGATATGAGTGGCAAAAATGTGAACGCTAGGATTGTTTATGAGGACCAACATTGGCCATTAGAAATGTGTAGTGGTATGGAAAAATTCGTAAGTGGATTAGCAATTAGAGTTGCACTTATTAATGTATGTAACTTACCTCGTCCGAATTTCTTAGTAGTAGATGAAGGCTTTGGTACATTAGATTCTGATAACTTACAATCTATCTTTATGATGTTTGATTATTTGAAAACACAATTTGATTTTATTAATATTATTTCTCACTTAGATGCAATGCGAGATGTAGTAGATACGTTAGTTGAAATTAAGAAAGTAGATGGGTTCTCACAAATTCAATATAAATAATAGTTATTAGTATGAATACTGAACTAAATAATAAATTAATAACAGATGGTTATTTGGCTTTTGATTTGGATGATGAAATCAAAGAAAAATTAAAACCAATTGCAGATAAAATAAAAGAAATTGAATTTACACATCTACGACATACAAGTTGTGGTGATTCAGATGCATCTTTTGATTCTTTTGAAAATTTAGAAAAGTTAAAAAACGAATATGCCCCATTAAAAAAATGGCAAGTTTGGTATCAAGATACTAATCTTAGAACAAAAATATCAGAAGATGAATATAATTTTATACGTGATGTATTTTCTAAAATACTAGAAGATACATACCCAACTGATTCATATGATAAAAACTTTTTTATAAATTGTACAATGTATAACAAATTGTGTTATATAAATACACATCAAGATGGCACAGGTGGTAGTAGACTTACTAATGTATTAATTTATCTGAATGATGATTATATAGATGGTATGGGTGGTGAAATTATTATTAATAATAATGTAAAAGTAAATCCTGAATTAGGTAAAGTTGCTATTATTGATTTTTCAGAAAACAATCCACAACATGAAGTAACTGAAGTTTTAGATGATACATTTAGAAGAATAACACTAATAGTTGAATTAGCACGAAATAATGAAAAATAGGATATTTATAAAAAAGAATATTCTATAATGGCCGTAGATATAAAAGTTGCTCCAGAAGAAAAATTAGAATTAGTACAAACATTAATTGTAGATAGTTCAGTAAATTCAGAATACTTTAACATAAGTGAACTTCCCGATTCTTTTTCGGGAGGTAAAAATGCATTCCTAATTGCGGGTTCTGATTTATTAGCACCTAATTCGGAAATAAAAATTCAAATTAGAGATGCAGCAGGGAATATTGTTTATCATGAATTCTCAGATGGTAGTCCAACCGAATATTATGAAGGTAACTCCAAAGTAGTAGCAGTATATGTTTATCCAACTACAACTGCATTTGGACCGGCAACCATTACTGTTTTAGGTGAACTTAATACTAAAAATGTAAATGTTCCAATTGATTGGCAAAACAAATATAATGTAAAATGGACAGGTAGATTTAATATAAACCCTGCACTATCTAACACTACAAGAGTACGATTTAAAAAACGACCTGAAGTTTCAATTAAAGAATTATTACAACCATTATATTCAATCATTAGTGGTAGTAAAGTAGCATCAATGGTTACACAATCATTTGCGGCAATTACGATAAATCAATTAGATACATTTGCAGGTGATGTAGCAAGAGTAAAAGTGTTTAGAACATCGGTTGGAGATATATCCGATTATGATTTAATACAAGATATTTCAATAGAATCTAAAAATTTATTAACTACATACGCATTGAGTGGTAGTGTAGTAGGAAATGCGGGTTTATTTGGTCCTGATAGTTTAAAAAAGGTATGGAATACAAGTTCATTGCATGCTGTATTGGATTCAACGTATGTTTCAGATGGGTTACAATTAACAGGTAGTGGAACATTTTCATTTACATCATCGTTATCTTTACTTAGTTCAAATACATACGAATTACAATTAGATACATTCTATACTGGGTCAACTACAACAAATTTAGTAGCATATATTAGTGGAACTCAAAATGGTATATATCCTATTACCACATTTAGTGGTTCAACTCCAACTAAAAATTTTGGAACAACTACTACCGCATTTAAAATATCAAATGATGAACCAACCGCAAGTTTGTATTTAGCACAATCAAGTGGAACTAACCAATGGCATGTTGGTAATATATCATTAAATTTATCACAAGATACTGCATTCTCACCAAACGAAGTTAGTTTTATTACATCAATGCCGACGGTATTAGGAAATGAAACATTTAATTTTAAGTTTGAGTTTTATGATATAAACAATAATTATGTTCCAGTTGCAGTAACCGCAA